GATCGCCTGGAAGTGGAAACGGTCGCATGGGGCATAGGCGAAGAAAGCTGGTCCGTGGATTTCACCGTGCTATGGGGCGATCCGTTGCGTGATGAGGTTTGGCAGGATCTAGACGACTATCTCGCCACAACATGGCGCCATGAGTCTGGTGCTCACCTGGGCATTCTGTCGGCGTGCCTCGACACCGGCGGCAGCACCGGTTATACGCAGAGAGCTTACGAATACGTCCGTCAAAAAACTGGCCGCCGCCTGTATGCGATCAAAGGCGTCGGTGGTTGGGATCGCCCTGTTGTTACATCCCCCTCACGCAAAAAAACAGGCAAGGCTCAGCGCAAAGTGGATCTGTTTTCCGTGGGCGTAGACGAGGGCAAGCTCACCGTTATGCGCCGGCTGGCGGTTACCGAGCCCGGCCCTGGCTTCAGCCACATACCCACAGACCGCGAAGCCGAATGGTTTCATCAGATCACGGCCGAAAAACTGGTCACCAAGTACATAAAAGGCGTGGCAAAGCGCGAGTGGCACCAGACCCGCCCGCGAAACGAGGCGCTGGACTGCCGAGTGTATGCCTACGCAGCGCTAAAAATTGCCAGCCCTCACCTAAAGCGTCACCTGGAACGCTTGCTGCGCGACGCCGAAGACACTGACGAAACCCCCACTACACCCAGCAAAGCGGTAAAGCTCAAGGAACCACTGCCAGCGGAGACACCAGCGCCCAAGCGCAAAACTAGGGCCATAACTTCAAGGCCCCGTACAAGCTGGGTCAATAACTGGTGACGCATGGCGCTAATCCCCAACAAGATCACCGCCGGGCTTACGTTAAGCCTGGCCTTTGGTCTGGCGAACTACCCGGGCCCGCAATGGTCTAGCCTACTGCTGCTGCGCGGGGCGGGCCACATTGACCTTGAGGGCCTGACCGAAGATAAGTTGCACATCATTAGTGATTCAGCAGCCAATACCAGTAGCTGGTTACCCGGCAATTACTTTTACAGCTTGCGCGTGACCGACGGCACAGACACCCACGAAATCGAATCCGGATCGCTTGAAGTGCGCCCTGACCTGGCCCAGGCAGACGCCAGCTTTGATGGTCGCGCCCATGCCGAGAAAGTATTGCAGTCTATTGAAGCTGTTATCGAGGGTCGTGCAACTCGCGACCAGGACAGCTATCGCATAAACAACCGTGAACTGCGCCGCACCCCCATCAGCCAGCTTCTGAAGCTGCGCGACCTGTACCGCCACGAAGTGGCACAACTCAAGGCCCGCCGGCGCGGCAAAGACACGCTCGGGCGAACCATCCTGGTGAGGTTCGGACATGGCGTTTAATTTTTTCAAAAAGCGCGAGCCGAAAACAGAAGGCAGCGCCAAGCCCAAGGTCCGCAGCCACCGCATGCCACAGATGCTTCGCCGGTCTTTGTTGGAGCAAGCCAGATCTGACCGCCTAACCGGTGACTTACCCACAGTGCCGGTTCCTGCTGACGACTTTGTAACGAAAAACCAAAGACCACTGGTTGCTCGCGCCCGCCACCTGGCACTAACCAACGACTACGCCCGTGGTTTTTTGCGCCTTTGCCGCCAGAACATTGTGGGGCATCAGGGAATTAACCTGCAGGCCATGTCTCGCGACTCGGATGGCCGTCTGGACGAATCAGCCAATGACGCAATTGAGGCCGACTTCCGACGGTGGGCCGCTCGCGGTGTTTGTGACGTCAGCGGTAAGCGGTCTTTGCGCCAGATTTTAAGCCGCTCAGTGGAAGATGCCGCGACAAACGGCGAGTACATGATAAGGCTGGTTTTCGATGCCAGCATTAACGATTGGGCTCTGGGCCTGCAGCCGCTCGACTCACAACGGTGCCCGGTAGACTTCAACGTCGACAAGCTGACCAACGGCGAATTTATCCGGCATGGCATTCGCTATAACCGCTGGGGCCGGCCCATTCGGTTTTTATTTACGACCACTGACGAGTCTGAATCTGATTACAACTACGGCGGGCGCTATTACGTGAGCCTGCCGGCTGAAGAAATAGTGCACGGCTACATCGAAGACCTAGTTGGGCAGCGCCGAGGCCTTCCTTGGATGGTCACCGCCGTCATGCGCATGCACAACCTGAACGGATTTGAGCAGGCAGCGCTGGTGAATGCCCGCGCCTCCGCGGCTAAAGGCGGTTTTTTTGAGTGGGACGAAGGTTTTGGCCCGCCCGATGACGATGACGCCGACCGCAGCCCAATGTATATGGACGCCAGCCCCGGGAGCTATGACGAGCTGCCCCCGGGCCTGCGATTCAAAGAGCGAAGCCCGCAGTTTCCAAGCGGCGAAACCGGACCATTTTCGAAGCAAATGATTCGCGGCATGGCTACTGGGCTAGGCGTGCAATACAACAAGCTGGCCAACGACCTCGAGGGAGTTAACTTTAGCAGCTTGCGCGAGGGCTCCTTGACTGAGCGCGACGGATGGAAGGAGCTCCAGGAGTGGCTGATTGAAACACTGCTTGACCGAATCTACGAAGCTTGGCTGCCCCGCGCCTTGCTCAAAGGCATACCAGTGGGCACCCGTACAGGCGCAAAGCTTCGCCCAGAGCAAATCGAAAAATACCGCGAACACTCTTGGCAGGCTCGCAGGTGGGACTGGGTGGACCCCGACAAAGACTCAAAAACCGCTGCGCGTGACGTGGCCAACAAATTCAAAAGCCCGTCGCAAATTATCCTTGAGCGCGGCGGCGATCCTCGCTCGGTGTGGCGCCAGTGGGCGGCAGATCGCCAGGCCATGATTGCTGCCGGCATTCCCGAAGCCATTGTGGATGCCACCCTTGGCAGCCCAATACAAACACCCACGGGCGGCAACGCGCCGACCCAGGAGCCGAGCAATGATTAAAAAACCTCAGGACCGGCAGCTGACTCCGGTAAGGCAAAATCCGCGCCCTGAAGCTCAGGCCACCGATAAGGTCCGAGCAGTTGAAGGGTCTCTTCAAACCCGAGCCATCACCGACGAGCAAACGCGAAAGCTGAAAACGGAAAACATGCACCGCGATCTCGTCATGCACGAAGCGCGGGCGCTGGACGAAGAAAAGCGCACTGTTGAGCTAGCGTTTTCCAGCGAAACCGAAGTGGAGCGTTGGTTCGGAATTGAAGTGCTAGATCATAAACCAGGCGCGATGCGAACCGCACGCCTGGAAGGTGGAGCCGCTCTGCTAGTCAACCACGACTGGGATGACCAGGTAGGCGTTGTTGAGTCCGTCACATTAGGTGCAGACCGGAAAGGCCGGGCTGTGGTGCGCTTTGGCCGCGGGGCTCGGGCGTCCGAAGTGTTTCAGGATGTTATTGACAACATTCGGCGCCACGTATCGGTGGGCTACGCAATTCATAAGGTTGAATTTGAGGAGCGCCCCGGGCTTGCAGACATGGCTCGCGTTACTGACTGGGAGCCTCACGAGATCAGCATTGTGTCTGTTCCGGCGGATGTTTCTGTGGGCGTGGGTCGCTCAAAGGAACCACTGCCAGCGGTGCGTGACGTGGCTGGCGGTGATAATCCAGATATTAATTCAATTACGAGCCCAACTATCAGGAGCGCTCAAATGAACGAAAAAATTCTTCGCGACGAAAAAGGCAACCTTGTTCGCGCCAAAGTAGACGAAAACGACAAGATCGTTGAAGTCCTTGAAATTATTGAGCGTGCCGGTGCAGCCCACGCTGAAGCCCGTAATGCTGGCGTGCAAGCGGAGCAGGCCCGCGTAAAAGCGATTATGGATATGGGTCGCCAATATGGAAACCCTGATCTGGCATCCACGTTTGCAGGCGAAGGCAAAAAGCCTGAAGACTTCCAGCGCGCACTGCTGGACGCAATGCATGGCGATCGTGCCAACACACTGGCAGACAATGCCAGCGGCACCCGCGAGCTCGGCAGCATTGGCATGTCAGACGGCGAAGTGCGCCAGTACAGCTTTTTGCGTGCCATTCGCGCGATCGCCAACCCAACCGATCGCCGCGCCCAAGAAGCGGCGGCGTTCGAAATGGAAGCCTCAAGAACCGCTGCTGACAACATGGAGCGTGACGTTGAAGGTTTGGTTGTTCCCCCCGACGTTCTACGCCGCGCCCTGAACACCAGCACAACCGGTACTGCGGCAGGCGACACCGGCGGAAACGTTGTGGATACCACGCTGATGACCAGCTCGTTTATCGAGTTGCTGCGCAACCGCGCGGTTGCTATGCGCTTGGGCACGTCCATGGGTGGATTGGTTGGCAATTTTGATCTGCCAAAACAAAACTCCGGGGCTGGCGGCTACTGGATCGGTGAAGACGCTGACGCACCGGAAGACACTCTGGAGCTTGGCCAGATCGGCCTGCGCCCTAAGACGGTTGCAGCGTTGTCAGAAATCACCCGGCGCATGTTAATGCAGTCATCTATGGACGTTGAAGCCCTGGTGCGCTCTGACCTGGCAACAGCACTGGCGCTGACCATCGACAAAGCGTTCTTCTACGGCACCGGCGCAAGCGACCAGCCAACAGGCATTGCGAACACCTCCGGCATCAACGCGGTGACGTTTGCAGCAGCTGGCGCTCCCACCTACGCCGAAGTGGTCAAGATGGAGTCCGAGATTTCAGCTGCTAACGCGGACGTTTCTTCCATGGCTTACGTTATGGCATCTGCCCTACGCGGAACCATGAAGACTACTGAGAAGTTTTTGGGCACCAACGGCCAGCCCATATGGGAGCCGGGCAACAGCGTGAACGGATACAACACCGAAGTGACCAACCAGATTCAAACCGGTGACCTGATCTTCGGTAACTTCGCAGATGCCATCATTGGCATGTGGGGCGGACTGGAACTGACCGCTGATCCGTACACCCACAGCGCCAAGGGCCGCTTACGCATCGTAGCCATGCAGGATGTAGACATGGTTCTGCGCAATGTTGAAAGCTTCTGCTTAGGCCGCTCCGCTTAACCCAAAAACCTGATAGGGGCTGCGCAAGCGGCCCCAGTTACGTGAGCATAATCATGGTCAAAAAAGCCCTAACCCTTAAGTGCACCAGCTCGTTTGTTGCTGGCGGTAAAATCATTACGCCAGGCGGCATTGTCCCTGGCGTGCCAGAGCAAGAAGCCAAAAGCCTGATTCGCCGAGGCAAAGCCGTACAGGTTGACTCTGACGAGCGAGCAGATTCAGATCTGTCTGAACTCAACGTTGCTGAGCTTAAAACATTAGCCGCCGAATACGACATCGACGGCGCAGACAGCATGAAAAAAGCCCAGCTAGTTGCAGCGATTGAGAAAGCAGAGGCTCATTAATGCAGTCGCTTGACTGGGAAAATCTGGACGACTTTCTGGATACAGCCGAATTTGCTGTATCTGGGGTTTTGTCGTTTCAGGCTGGCGGATCTGTATCGGTGAGCGTAATTTTCGACGACCCCTACCTGAACGCCCAGCTTGGCGAGTACGAGATGGACACCACCAACCCCAGGGTACTGGGCAAACTCTCTGAGCTAAAGCTCGCACACCGCGGCGACATCCTGACTATCGGCCCGCGTGATTACGATGTGCTAACCAGTGCCCAACCAGATGGTACCGGCATGGCAACCCTATCGTTGGCAGCTCGATAATGAGCTTTATCAATCTCGACATCCACGCTGACCGGCTAACCCAGCTGCAGGCTGACTTGCAGGCAACCGACGCGGATGTTCGCCAGGCACTGCGCAGCACGCTCGGAAAGATGGCGCGGTGGATGCGCACCAAGTCAGCTCGAGGCCTCTCGAAAGAATTGGACGTCAAGCAAAAGGCGATCCGTAAGAGATTGAAATCGTTTCGCATTAAATCCAAAGGCGATCAAACGGAAATCACGGTTTGGTATGGCCTTGACCCTATCGACTTCATGGACCTAACGCCCCGCCAAACACTCGCAGGCGTAAGTGCTGGCCGCCGCCGAGCGACCGGTGCGTTTATCGCTCAAGGCCGCGGCGGCGCCAAAAAAGTGTTTAAGCGAAAAGGTCGGGGTCGGCTGCCGATTGAAAAGCAGGTGGTGGAGATTCAAGACAAGGCCGATATCTGGATTGAGGATCAAATGCTTGGCGGCCAAGAGTTCGACGCGCAATTTCTAAAAACATTTGAACGGGAGCTGGAATGGCGAACGCAGAAACGGAAATAGACCTGGACCAGCTGCACCAATCCATTCTGGCCAAAATCTCTGCGCAGTTCCCGGACTTACAAACGGTGGAGGACTACAGCCAAAGCCGACTTAAGTTCAGCGCTCCAGCTTGTTTCGTAGAGCTGACCCAGCTCGATGCCGGCGACAGCGACCCGGGCACCGAACAATTACAAGTTGCCGCCCGATTCGAGGCGCACTTGATCATCGGGTTTCGCCAGCCCAGCGCAAAGCGCGCGATCCGAAAGCTTGCCGGCGCATTCGCTGTTTTTATCCGAAACCAGCGCTGGGGCTTACCGGTTGGGCCGGCCCAGTTTGTAGCCGCGTCACCCGATGAAATGTCCGGCAGCGGAACAAATCCCGATCAGCTTAACCAGTACGAAGTCTGGACCATTGAGTGGGAGCAACAGATCCACCTGGGCGTGAGCGAGTGGTCCGGTACCGGAATTGAAGTGACCGAAGTGTATGCCGCCTGGGCGCCAGAAATCGGGCCGGATCACATTGATGATTATCAGAAAATTTCGAGGCACGAATCATGATAAAGCCTGCGCAGGATAATCTACTCATTTACCAGGGCAGCACTTACGACAAGCGCTGGGCATGGAAAAGCGACGGCCAGCCTGTCGATTTAACTGGCGCGACAATAAAAGCTCAGGCCCGCCCTGCGGTGCAAGCCGGAGTGGTTTTTCTGGACATGAGCGTCGAAAACGGTCAGATCGTCATTTATGACGCACCCCAGGGTATTTTCGGGATAGCGCTTTCCGCTGGCCAAACCTCAGCCCTAAACTTCAACCGGGCAGCTTATTACGATCTGGAGATCCACTGGTCGAGTGGTCAGGTTCAACGCCTGATCTACGGCGAAATTGCTCTCAGCAAAGAGGTGACACGATGACCGTCGAAACCATTGCGGCATCTACCGTTAAGGTAATCGAAACCCCTGGCGATTATGCGCTGGGCCAGTCCGTTCTTTCTGCTGCAGCCTTGGCTCGACAGCAGTCTGAATTGGCGCGTGATGACTCGCAAGCCGCGCGCGATGCGTCTGAGCACGCAAGAGACTCGGCATCAGGTCATCGTCTGAGCGCACAAAGTGCAGCTACTGCTGCCGTATTAGATCAGCAAGCGACTGCCGCTGACAGGGTGGCCACTAACCAAGACCGCACAGCCACTACTCAAGACAGACAGACGGTTGAGCAAAAGGCCGAAGCGGTCGAGAGTGCGCGCGCACAGGTGGAAGCTGCCGCCGAAGAAGTGGCTAACACAGGTGGTGTTGTAGAGCTGTCCCGGCTGCAAGTGGTGGGTCTGGAGTCCAGCGCCCAAGATGCCGCTGCCAGAGCCGCTGAGGATGCCTTGGCCACCACCGCGGACAGAGTGCAGACTGGGCTGGATCGTGCGCAGGCTGGGCTGGATGCACAAGCAACGGCTGCTGACGTTATAGCTACGGCGAATGATGTTGTGGCGACCAATGCTGATGCCCAGCAAACCGGTGCCGACAGGGTGGCCACAGGTGAGGATCAACAGGCAACCGCTGCAGATGCCCAGCAAACCTCTTCGGACAAGGTATCTACGGCCCAGAATCTGATACAAACAACGAACCTCGAAGCTGCCGCTAGCCAGTCAGCCGATAACGCCTCTCAATCAGCCGCCTCCGCAGAGTCTGACCGTCAAGCCGCGCAGGGGGCTGCGACCAGCTCACAGCAGAGCGCCGGTCAGTCTGAGGCTTGGGCAGAAGGCACAGAGCCCGGCGGCCCAGGCACAGATTCAGCCAAGGGCTGGGCGCAATCAACACCCCTGCACTTTGACGAAGTTGTGGGAGCCATCGGTACGCTGCACTCGGCGGTTGGGCAAACCTACCGCGCTATCGAAACTGTCGAGCAAAGCGTTGTGCCGCCGCCCGCTGTGCTTCACGCACTGGCCACCATCGGCCAGCTCGCAAAGCAGATCAACGGCGGACAGATCGCATTAACCGGGGGCAACCTCGCCGATCCGGCACTAAAGATAGGCTCTGTGGGCATCTATTCG